TTTTGCCTTGATAGAGCATGCCTTGGTAGGTAGTAACCAAACCATCAGGTATGCCAGTAAGGTCCGCAAGATGATTCAGTGGCAGAAGTTCATGCCTGGACATGATGGTGATTGCGCCAATAATGGTGATGCTCCGATTAGGGTTTTTGCCCGTTCCAAGGATGGTGTTGGTAAGTCGTGTTGTCTTCCGGTATTCGATAGTCGTCCTGTCAAAGGCATTTACCCTGATATGCCTGATGTCAAGCCTGTGCATCCTGCCATTGCTAGCCCAGGTACGCGAAAATTCGTGCCTGAGTTGTTTCACTTGGGTTGCATGCCATGGGTTGGGCGCCTCCACCGTCATTTTGAGGGGCTTATCCTTGGTATGGTCGGGCCCGGCAAACCGTCACCAGATGGCAATTCGCTTGAGTCGAACTCGCTCGATGCTGAGATTGCTAAAACCATGGTGAATGCAGAGATACCCCGCTGGATAGTACGGAAGGCCGGGACCATGTTTCTGGCCTCCAAGCGTAGGGTCGTTAATTCTTTGCTTCCACGTGTGGACAAGGATGATATGATGCAATGTCTACGCAACACTGTAGAGGATTCCTACATGGGTATTTATCGTGAGGATGGTTCCACCGTTTTTGGTGGCTATGACCTTACGACGAGTTGTGGTGCTAACTACAAACCCATGTCTGGTTCTAAGAAGAGTGATTTGGTTATGCGGACTGAGGAAGGGCTTATGATTTTGCCTGGTGCAGTAAATGCCTGGAATGCCATGTTGGATGCCACGTATTGCTTCACTATGGGGGTGATTCCCCCTCACCAATACCTTTCAGTTTTCATCAAAGATGAGTGTTATCCCGTCACCTGTCCTGATGCCACTTTTATGCCTGGATCCGTTGGAGATGGTCCCAAGGAGTTTTTCAGTGCCATGTATGGAATTAGTCATGATGATCCATTCTTTGACATTGAGCCTGGTGACGCGCCTGCTTACCGCTCCTTTTTCCATGCTTTGCCTCAAGCTGAGGTTAAGGTTAAGAGTCGAGCAGTCTTCAATTTGCCTGGTGCTGTCAATTTGGCTTTCAGAATGTTGATGATGCCTTTGTTGTATCTATTCGCAACTTTTCCGATTCATTTCGATTTTGTTGCTGGGTTGGATATGGCAGGTCCCCAGTTTGAGCAGTCGACTTGGGAAGTCTTGCTCGCTGCATGGGATCCCCAGGCCAGGATTTTTAGGTGTTTTGATGCTGATGTCAATGCTTGGGATAAGATCATGCCATCCACTTTGACCTATGAGACGTTGCTAGTTATGTCTCAGTTGGTTATTGATTTGCATTTGAACTTTGGGACCTATAATCCCCAGATTTCTCATTATACTGGTGCTCTTTTGAACTGGTGGTCTGGGTTCGAGGTTTTTTACCGTGGTGTCCTTTTTGTGGCTGGAATCATGCCTAGTGGTTTGGTGATCACTTTGG